AAAGCCGGTAAGGCCTTGGTTAGGAAACCAAGACCCTCGTTTTCGAACCTTTTCTCAAGCGTTTCTTTATCACGCTTGAGGCCTTTCACACCAGGATTAAGTCTCCCAAAATCAATCAGGAGACATAATAAGAGAGCTATCGGACTTTTCATGGAACCTCCTAGTTATTAGGTAGACCATTCCGAGTCACGCTAGTTTCTCCAAGGCCTTCTAGATAATAAGGCCACGGCCCCCTTATTGGGAAATAAGGGGCGCCCAATCATTGTGAAAGATCAAAGCTATCATGATCAGAAAGAACATGATAACGATGAAATTTCCCAAGTCAAAGGCAAAGTCGAAGAAGCGAGTCAGGCACTCACGAAGAGATGTTCTCAAGAATGAGAACAAACCTTCGCTCATGACTGAAACGCGACAAGACGTGCCGGCGTCACCTCGCTATCGTTGATATAATCCAAAAGCGCTTCAACAACGTCTACCAATTGAGCAGACGTGAATCCGTACTTTGGGCCAACGATAGTGATGCTAACCGAAGCGGTCTGCTTCGTGCTAGCATCCGAATAAGGGTCGGTAGCAATCTTAGATTGCTGGAGTTGCACATAGTGCTTCTCGCCGCCGCCCTTCAGATACGTATGATTCGTTGTAACGGAAAATCCGTTGACAGCGTCCAGACGTACTGTCCCGTAGTCCTGGTTCTTGACAATAGGAAAAGTCAAGGCCGGGGTGGGGGAATTCGCCGCAATTGTGACAGGATCAACAAGCATAAACGTCTCCTTGTGGGCAATAAATTTAACCTCTAGGACGGAATGTCCTAGGGGTCGAATGATCCAGCCTCTGAGCAAGAAGAGCTCCGAGTATGGACTGCTGGTATGCGGATAAGTTCCGCGCAGCAGTAGTGTTCACAGCAAGGGCGGTAGCCATATCCTTACGAATACGACATTCGTAATTGAGGACAGACGTGTGGTTGTTTAACACAACAGAAGTTGTGCTACTCGTACCCACAAAGTCCTCGATGGTATAGTCTACCGCATCGGACTTCGACTGGTAGTTCGTGATTAATCGACCCTTAGTAAGGCCGGTAATCATCCCCCAATTGATTAACGTGGGATCTCGGTTAATATTGTCAATTACTTCGACATAATTACCAAGCCCAGTGAACCAATCGACGAGCCAGGACCAAGGTATCAAGTTGTAGATATCCGTGGGTCTGGGAACTGCTCCTATCTCTTCCCAAAATCTATGGGATTTGAAGGAAATACCATCTGGAGGGGGGAAATCAAAGGTTGCGTTTATTACTAACCGCAGCTCTGTTTCTCTTTCCAGCTTATGAGTAATGTTTGAACTATACTCATAAGGTGAGGTATCATAGTCGAAACCGGAGACTCCTTCAGACAAAGAGGTGTTAAAGTTCCTCTTTGTACGAAAAGTTGTTGGTTTCCCCGCTCTTCGAATAAGAAAAGCATATTTCTTGCTCAACTTATCCGGGAGTGCCAACAAATCCTTAACGTCCTTTACCAACTGCTTCCACCCAAAATGATAAGAGAGATACTCATTTGGGACCCTGGATACCAAACCTTGTAACTCGAAGATCGAGTCACGAAGCTTGGGTTTTGTTCCAAGGGAAGCGAAGAGCGAACGGAAAGACCTCACAGTTTCTTGAATACTCTTGATGCTGCGAGGAAGATCCCTAAGCTCTACTATGTTACGGAAGAGAGAGTAGTCCCTACGATTAGGACTCCACTCTTTAAACATAGCTAAACACTCATGAGCGATTTTATCGTTCAAGAATGCTAGCTCTGCCGTACGTAAGTTGTT